GACTCCATGCGAGCCACCTCGTCGGCCACCACCAGGCGGGTCGTGAGGCCGTCGAGCGCCTTGTCCGTGCAGGGGAGCGAGATGTACCGGTTGCCGCCGTGCTTCACCCTGCCGGGGTGCGCCGGGGTGCTGCCGCCCGTCGCCTTCCATTCCTTCGCGTCGAGCGTCTGGCTCATCGTCTGCATTCGCTCGAAGGTCTTCTGCGCCAGGCGACCGTCCGGAGCGACCGACGCGAACTCAAGGCGCGTTTCCGGGTCGCGCATCGCGGCCATGATCATCGACGCCGCGAACTCGGTCTTCCCTGCGCCGCGTGACACAACCAAGAGCAGCGCCTTGGTGGCGGGGGTATCTGTCTTGGTGCCGTTCACCACCCGCCGGCGGGCGAGGAGGATCATCGCGACCAGACATTGCCAGGGCAACCAGACAAGAGGCTCCCCTGCCCCAGCCTCCGCGCCCTGCCCGCACTTCAGGGCAAAGTCCCGGGCGTTGTCGGCGAGCTGCTCGTCCCACCACACGGACGCCGTCGGCGGATCGAGGCGTTCGGCGAGGTACCGGCGGCACGCATCGCGCACCCGAGCGTTGGCAACGAGCGTGCCATCGACGATGCCACGGGCATAGGCGTCCGCTTGCTCGGCGCATAAAGGTGGCTTTGGCCGATGTTTGCGACGGGCGTCGGTTTTCGTGGCCCCCACATCGCGGTGCCCCACGGAAATAGACCCCCCCGGGGGTGAAGGGGGGGTTTCACTTTTCGCTTGCTTCGGACGCGGTCTTGGCGGCATGGCATTCCTTGCACAAGCTCTGCAGGTTCGATGCGTCGTTTGTTCCACCACGGTGCAGCGGCACGATGTGATCGCACTCCAGGCCAACGATGCTGCCGCACTTGCGACATTGAATCTCTATCGCCTTGTGCTGCTTGGCCTTGCGCGTCCATGAGCCACCACGCGACCGCGTGGTGTTGATCATGCTGATCGCCTTGCCCAGCCCACCTTCGTAGCGGAAGCGCCTCACTTCATTGCCTCCCGTAAGGCAGCAGTCAGCCGGTCGTCGTCGTCGTACCGCCAGCACACGAGCCAGGGCCCGTGATCCATCCGGCACATGACCATCGGCACCAAGCCATCCTCGGCGTCGCGCACCGCTTGCGCCATGTAGCGCATCACGGTCGAGCTCTTGGCGCAAATGCGTGGGATCTCCACCTGGTCGAGCATGAGCACAAGGTTCTCGATGGAGCAGCAGTACAGCTCCCCACCGAGGATCAGCGGGTGCTCTTGCACCGCGCCCGACCATCGCTTCAGAAGTGAACCAACACGCTTCACCTCGACATGGACGCCCACGCCTCCGTCGCAGGGCTCGATGTCGGCTTTGGCTTTGCCCCACCGCTGTGCCGTTCTGCGCCACGGCTTGCCCAGGACGGCCCCGAGAGCAGCCGCGGCCTCCGCTTCGCCTACAGCGCCTTTACGGCGGCTTCGGGCGCCCGTGGAACGACCACGGGCACCCGCGCCGACGCCACTCGGATCGATCATCGGGAATCCTCCACCACGGTGTGGATTCCATGCTTCACCATGAGCCCCCTTGGTTCACCCTCGAGGCCGCGCTTGTCGAAGCCACCGCCGCACATCACGATCTGCCGCTCCAGGAACCGCTCGCGCTCGCGCCACTTTCGGTCCTGCTCGCACAGTTCTTCGTGCTGTGACACAACCACGGCAATCAGCTCTTCGACCACGTCGACGGGGATCGTGCCGATCGAGATGCTGCGCTGGGCGCGCTTCAGCAGGCGTTCCCACTGCGGACGAATGTTCCTTGGTATCTCGGTCATGCTGCCACCCTCCCAAGTCCAACGCGAAAGGCGAGCACCGAGACACGGTCTCGCACGTCGGGTCCAATCGACTGAAGCTCCAGCGCCAACTGGTCGTACGGCGGGACGCCGATCTGCCCCCAACGCTCGCCCAGGCGTCGCCACCACCTGGCGTGGTCGGTGACGCGGATGCCGAGGTCGGCGAGCTTGCGGAGCGTGACGCGGCGCTGGGCCTCGCAGAGCGTGTCGGTGTCACGCGGGCACCAGCGACGGATCTTGGTTACGTCTTCCGGATCGATCCCATCCCAGGGTGAAACCACCCCCCCATTCGCGGCGTCAGCCGCTGGTGGTTCTTTGGTGGTTCTTTGGTGTATAGGATCCCTCCGGTTTAAAACCGGAGGTGCTCCGGTCGTAGACCGGAGGTGCTCCGGTTTAAAGCCGGAGGTACCTCCGGTCCTAGACCGGAGGTCAAGCCGGTACGTGAGCGCCTTCCCGCTGCCGTAAGTCTCGATGATGCCCTTGCCACGCAGCGAGCAAATAGTGGCACTTACGGTGTCGAGGTGCAGCCCCGTCTTCATGGCGATATGCGCCTGGCTGGGATGGATCCGCTCGCCGTAATCGGCCAGGGCAATCGCAACGAGCTTCTCGGTGGGCGTCAGCGAGCCGCCCAGGGCGAAGATCTCACCCGGGTGATGCTTTGCCATCATTCCACCTCCATGTCGATGCAGTCCTCCACCAGAACGCCGTCCTTGTGTGGCACGAGCTTTAGGAGCAGCAGCCGCCCGGCCAGCTCGGGGATCGGCTTAAAGCTGGTGAACCACTCGGTGGCCTCGCCGGCCTCGATGCCGATGCGCCAGTACTTCGTACCGGCCTTGCTCACCTTGCACTCGACCTCCGCACAAACTCCGCGAACTTCGCGTAGCGCCACGGAGTCGCCTTTAGAGACCTTCGGTGCGCTCGGACGGGTCGGAAGGCGTCGAACGCCCTCCGTGCCGTCCTGCGGCGTCGTAGCGGCTTCCTCGGGCATCTCCTCATGGAGGCTCGACGCGGTGCCGAGCATGGCGAACGCCCAGCCCATCACGCCCTTGAGGGCGCGACCAGTTGCGCGGGTTTGTGCCATCATCTGTCGCGCAAACTGCGGGCGCGTGTTCCACGGCTTCTCGTCATCGAACACGCAGCCGACGCCGCGGCCCAGCACAATGCCGCGCTGGTCCACCACGGTCGAGATCGCCTCCCAGTAGCCGATCATCCCATCCGTCGCCGGGACGTGGCGGAGCTGTTCCGTCGTAGTGGTCAGCCCCATGCCCGAGGCGATTGCTTGCGCCCCGGCGACGGTGAGATACTCGCGTCCGGACACACGGATCACGTAGTTTTGCTTGACGATGGTCCCCAGGGCGCGAACGAGCTGCTCGTTCTGCTTCACCCGGTCCTGCGGTGCGAGGAGGTCGCTCACGCTGCACCCCCGTCCCGGCGAGTCTCCAGGCGGGGATTGGCCGCGAGGCCCTCCTCGATGAACAGCTCGACCTGGCCGCGAATGGTTCGCTTGTTCTTCGCAGCTACCCGGGCAACCCGGTCCATAAGGTCAAGATCGACCCGGACCTGAATGCTGTTCGCCGTCTTCCCATAAGAACGCGGTGCAGTCCTCTCAATCGCTCTCTCTGACATGGTGCGCCTCTCAATCGCACCGAAATGGCCGCTAACGAGGACTTGCTTTGCGTGTTATGTAAAACGACTCCACGCGTCCTCTGGTATCAGCGACACCTGTTTCATTTCGGTGCCTGACGCATCTTATCGACGATCCGTCGGATTTCAAGCAGTTTTCCCTTGTTGTCGGCATCGTGTTTCGCAATTGTTACGCGCCGCTCTACGTGACGCTTATTGGCACCGATCTTAACCTTCCAGTCCCAAGGACTTGCGTACGGATCGAGTGTAAACGACCAGACGCCCTTCGGGTCGCCGTCGTTGCGGACCATCCACCATTCTTCTCTTGCGTTCTCTTTCCGGTTCATGGCGCGGCGCGTCCTCGCGTCGATTTCGCGCAAAAGGACAGGCTTGCCCTGGGACTCAACCCGCTGCTTCGTGGGCCTTTTTGCCATTCCCGCCGACCGTAACAGGATCAGCGGAAACTACCAAGGGAAAGTTTCCCTTGTTTCACCTCTTCGACCAGTAACCACGGATCGCGTCGAGCAGTCGCGCGACGACCTTGGGCGTGGCGCGGTTCAGCGCCTGGCGCCGCTTCTCGCAGCCGCAGCCTGGGGACGGCTTCACGCCGACCACCTTGGCGGCACCGGCTACCACGTCGCCCAAGCCGACGGTCATGACCTTTGGGCCTACGGACATTCGCAGCTCCGGCAGTCGAGGGTCATCGGCGGGGATCCCGCCAGGCCGTAAGCGATCGCGCCGTCGCCCGTGAAGGGGGCGCACCATGAACCGGTCGAGCCGCACGTGTCGTACTGGGTTTCGCACGGACCGCCAAAGTCGGCGGCGCCGCAGTCGATGTTGTGCGAGCTCTGCGGAGCAGTCGAGGTCGTCATGTCAATTCTTGTCAGTGTCAATTTGCACGGCGTCGCACCGGTGCCAGCAAACTGCCAGCAGTAGTTCAAATCAAACCTTGTGATCCATGCAGCCGTGTTGAAGACCTCAAAGGCATAGGTCACTGTTCCGCATGCACCACTTACGGTTGCCGCTGGGATGACTGCCGTATATGAAATTCTGACGATGCTTGTCTGCGTGCCACAGCAGCCGCAGTATGCGCCGCCAGGGCAATTAGGAGCGTCGAATCGTACGACGGCAATGTCTCCGGTTGAACTGCTTTGCGGAATGGCGCCCGGTCCGCATCCCAGCGTAAAGCACAGTTGACGCTTGAACGAGTTGTCAGGGTTCGTCCAGGTGTAGACCGACTTGCACCAATTGGTGCGGCAGTCGCACGGTTCGTTGAACTGCGGCGGAGTCGCGACTACGAACTGCTG